GTACGCTACTCGTGTGGCCTGGACAGCCAGGTAACAACCGGGGCGAGTGCAGCGGGCTGGTCGGCTGCGATCCACCGTCTATCTCCCCGGTGGCCACCACAGACCGGGGTGCCCTTACTTCCCCGAGCCACCCCGGCTGCGCAATCCCGCGCTATAGGGCACCCCGCACTACCAGGAGGACGACATGGCCACGATCCACGTCGAGCCCGTGGGCGACCTCATCGAGCACGAGGACTCGGAAGAGTGCCCGTGTGGGCCGGACGTCGAGTGTGTGCCCAACCCCGACGGCCCCGACGGGTGGCTCATCACCCACCACAGTCTCGATGGCCGTGAGAGGTTCGAGTAACGTATACCATGGCCTCACGCCGTGAGAGGATGCCCGTATGCCGATGAACCCTGATCTGGTCGCCGAGTACGGCACCCCCGAGTGGTGGCTGCGGTATCTCCTGCGCAAGCCCGAGGTCCGCCCCGCCCTCGACCGTATGTCCCAGGACGAGGATCCCCGGCACCGGCTGTGTCAGCGGGAACGGATGCGGCTGCTCTACGACTACCGTCAAGGCCGGCCGCGGCTCCCGTACCTGTCGGCGAAGCACTCCGAGGCGTTCGGCCAGATCCTCCGCAAGGCACGGGTGAACCTGTCCCCGATGGTCATCAACGCCATGCTCGACCGGATGCAGGTCCTCGGCGTGTCCACCGCGGCGGACAACGACACCGACGGCGACGACCTCGCACGGGAGATCGCGGACAAGTCCAACTTCGCCACGATGTGCACCGACCTCATCGACTACGTGCTCACCTACGGCCACGCCTACGCCACGGTGCTGCCCCCGAAGAACCGCGGCGACAAGCCTCTGCTCGTCGCCGAGGACCCCCGCTGGTGTGTCGGCGACAAGGACCCCGAGAACCCGGGCCGTCTGCGTGCGGCCATGCGCCGGTTCTATGACGACGCCCGCCGGGTCGAGACGGCCATGCTGTTCCTCGACGGCAAGGTCTACCGCGCCGAGCGGTCGGGCGCGCGCATGACGAGTGTGTTCTCCGGCGGCGAGTGGGACTGGTCGGGCGATCCCGAGGAGTTGACGTGGTTGACCCCGGATCTCGGCGATGTGCCGATGGTCATGTTCGAGAACCTCGGCGGTGTCGGCGAGTTCGAGAATCACCTGGACCTCGTCGACCGGATCGCCGACACCGTCCTCCAGCGTCTCGTCCTGGCGTGGTACCAGTCGTTCCGGCAGCGCGCGGTCGTCGGCAACCTCGACGGCACCGACGACGACGACTATGAGGACGACGAGCCCTCGGACCCTGTCGACTGGGCCGAGGTGTTCCAGGCCGACCCCGGCGCGCTGTGGCAGGTCCCCGAGGGGATCTCGTTCTGGGAGTCCTCCCAGGCCGACCTCACCCCGATCCTCTCGGCGGTCAAAGACGACTTCCGCGAGTTTGCCGCCGTCACCTCGACGCCGTTGCACCTCATCACCCCCGACGCCGCGAACGGGTCCGCCGAGGGTGCCGCCCTCATGCGCGAGTCGCTGGTGTTCAAGGTCAAGGACCGGCGCAAGCGGTTCACCCCGGGGCTACAGCATCTGTGGGAGCTGGCCTTCGCGTGTGTCGGCGAGCCCGAGCGTGCCGATGGCACGCAGATCCTGTGGGGATCGATCGAGTCCTACTCGCTCGCGGACCGCGCCGATGCCTCGACCAAGCTCAAGGGCACCCTCTCCCAGCGCAAGATCGCGACCAACATCCTCGAGATGAGCCCGACCGAGGCCGCCGAGAACGAGCAACAGCTCGTGTCCGACCGTCTCCTGGCCGGGACCGCCTCGGTGGGCACCGCCGCGCCGGGTGGTCAGGCCGGCCAGTTTGCCGCCGGGATGCGGGGTACACCTGCCCCGCCCGCGCCGCCGACCGATGACGACGAGGACGAGGTCGTGACGTCGTGACCGCCCCGGTCGATCCCGGCCTCGACCCGGCGACCGCCGCGGTCCTCGCTGCGATGGCCGCCGACGAGGTCACCGCTGAGGTCGGTACCCCGTCCCTGTACGCCGGCCGGGTTATCTCGTCGGCCGGGGCGATGCGCCAGAACATCGTCACCGAGGCACAGCGGATCATCCGTGGACTGTGGGCCGAGGTGAACCCATGGAACGGTGACGAGGTCGCGCGGTTCGCCTCCAGGGCCGCGGACATCACCGTCGCCGCACAGCAACAGGTCGGCATGGTCGCCGCCGAGTCCGAGTTCAACCAACTCGCCGCCCTCGACCTTGATTACCGTGAGGTGATCCAGATCCCCTCCGAGGTCCGGGGTACCCGTCTCGATCCTGACGAGGGCATCATCACTCCCTCGCGTGCGCGCGTACGCACGCGCCCGGACGCCCCCGCGCGCACGACCCCGCGCAAGCGCACGACCGTTACCTACACCGGCGACGGGGACGACAAGCCGAGCAAGGTCCGGGTCACCATCACCGGCGACCCCGCCGAGGCGTACAACCGCCCCGCGCGTAAGTTCCGGTTCCTCGTCACCGAAGGCATGGACGAGGACGAGGCGATGGCCCGGGCGCTGACCCAGCTCGACGGCGTCACCGACACCAACGCCATGCTCGCCGCCCGCCTCGGGGAGGCCGAGGCACTACGCCGAGCTGAGAAGGCCGGGGTCCCGATTCTCGGCCAGCGCCGGGTCGTGCATCCCGAGCTGTCCAAGGGCGGGACGTGCGGGCTGTGCTTGGTCGCCTCGGACCGCGAGTACAAGATCGGCACGCTCGCCCCGCTCCACGATCACTGCAAGTGCACCACCTCCCCGATCACCGAGACCCAGGACCCGGGGAGCATCCTCAACGCGATCGACCTCGAGCGGCTGTACGACGAGGCCGGCGGCAACGGCCGGGACGTGCTCAAGCGCACCCGGTACGCCGTCGACGAGCACGGCGAGCTGGCCACGGTGTTCAAGCCGAAGGGTGGGGTCGAGCGGACGAGTACCACCCGGCCGACGGTGAAGCGGGACAAGAAGGTGCCGGTCGACCGCCTGCCCTACTTCGAGGCCCCCGACGACGAGGTCCGTCGGCGTATCGCGAAGATCCGCGAGGCACAGGCCCGGCGTGAGCGTCTGTACGGCGGCACCATGCCCCGGGACATCGCGACCAGGGCCGCCTCGGACCTCGCCGCGCTGTCCAACCTGACCGGGGTCCTCGCCGAGCGGGGTGTCGGGGGGTAGCATACTCCCGTACCCTGCACGTCAAGGGGATCCGACGGCGAGATCCCCGTCCACACCACTTCGCCGGCTGGAGGCCACACCATGCACATCTCGCGCAAGCACAAGCTCGCCGCCCTTCGATTCTTCGATGGCCCCGACGGCGGTGGATCCGGTTCGGGTGCCGGGACCGGTGGCGACAACGGCGGGAAGCCCGCAGGCGGGGACGATGGGAAGAACGGCGGCGACAAGGGCGACCGAGGCTCGGGCGACGACGGGAAGAACGATCGCCTGCCGGCCTCCCAGGAGGATCTCGACAAGATCATTCAGGCCCGGCTTGCGCGCGACCGCAAGGAACGGATGAGCGACGACGAGATCGCCGAGCTCAAGCGCAAGGCCGAGCGCGCCGATGAGCTCGAGCGTGAACGGATGAGCGACCAGGAGAAGGCCGTCGCCGAGGCCAAGGACGCGGCACGCAAGGAGGCCGAGGAGAAGGTGCGAGCCGAGTACCTGCCCAAGCTCCAGGAGGCCAACCTCCGCGCCGCCGCGGCGACCGTCCTGTCCGATGACAAGCTCGATAGCTGGCTCAAGACCGTTAACGTGTCCGCGTTCGTGGACGAGCAGGGTACAGTGAACACCGACGAGGTCATGGGCACGCTCACAGCGTTGTTCGGGGACTCGGATGCCCGCGGCGGCGATCGTCGCAAGAACGGCGGATACGCAAACTGGGGACACACCTTCAAGAACAACGAGGGTGTCGCCGGTGGAGTGGAGGCCGGTCGGGAACTCTACAAGTCCCGGTACAACAAGTAGCCCCCAACCAGAGAGGATCCGAGCTCATGCAGCTCTTCTCCCAGACCACCGAAACCTTCGGTAACGAGGATCATTCCTGGCTGCGTTCCCAGCATGGCACCGAGGCCATCGAGACCGCCGTCCTGGATCTGACCAAGTTCACCAAGGGCACCCATTACCCCGACGGGTACATCAAGTCGGGCGAGCCGCTCGGCAAGATCGCCGCCACCGGGCTCTATGGCCCGTACGACGCTGCTGCGTTGGACGGCCGAGAGACCCTCGACGGCCACCTGTTCGCCACCCAGGCGGTTCGCGACGGCGGCGGCAACGTCGTCGGCGCTCTCCTCACCCACGGCAAGGTGGTCGAGGACCGTCTCCCCCATCCCGTCGACGCTGCCGGCAAGGCCGACGTCGCCGGTTCGATCCGGTACGTCTGAGAGGACGGGTAACTCATGCTGCTCAACACCGATTACTACACCCCCGACGAGCTCTCCGGCTTCGGCCGGGCCGCGCTCGCGGACATGCAGGTCAACCAGTTCAAGCTCTCGCGCTGGCTGCCGAACACCGAGGTCGACGACCTCATGTACCGTTTCGGCAAGGGCGGGGACGGTCTCATCAAGGCCGCGAACTACCGGGGCTTCGACGTCGAGGCCGACCTGACCGGTCGCACCGGCGTGGCACGCACCACGGGCGAGCTGCCCCCGATCAGCCGGAAGATCATGCTCACCGAGTATGACCGGCTGCGGATGCGTGCCAACCCCGAGGGGCCGATCGCCAACCAGATCCTCTCCGACGCACAGATCGTCGTCGGGGAGATCGCCGCGCGTATCGAGCTCGCCCGGGCCGAGGCCATCGAGAAGGGGCAGGTCAACTTCCACGAGCTCGGCGGCGGCGCGATCGACTTCGGCCGCAAGTCCACGCACACCAACGTGGCCCCGGCCGTGGCGTGGACCAACACTGAGACCTCGACGCCGATCACCGACCTGCTCTCGTGGGTCGAGACCTACGCGGCCAGCAACGGCGGCAAGGTCCCCGGCGTCATCCTCACCTCGCGCAAGGCGTTCAACCTGCTCCTGCGCTCGGCTGAGGTCCGGTCCCTCGGTGCCACCCTCGCGGGTAGCCCGACGATCGTCTCGCAGGCGACCCTGTCCAACGTGCTCTCGTCCTACGGCCTGCCCCCGGTCGAGACCCACGACGGCCAGATCGCCAACGACGACGGCACCGCCCGCCGTCTGTTCGCCGAGACCTCGGTGATGCTGTTGCCCTCGGGCAACACCGCCACCGAGAACGCGAACCCGCTGGCCCCGGTCGGTGCCGACTTCACCGGCAACCTGCTGGGCGAGACCATGTACGGCATCCCGAGCCACGCGCAGGAGGCCGAGTTCTCCGAGAGCGACCGCGCGGGCATCTTCGTCGGCAACTACGGTACCGCCGAGCCCCCGAAGATCTGGACCTTGGCCTCGGCGGTCGCCGTGCCGGTGGTGCTGGCGCTGGCCTATCAGGGCGTCATCGTTGCCTTTGCCAGTTACCTTACCTGGTTCTGGCTGCTCACCCGTCATCTCACCGGCCGACTGATGGTGTTCTCGTTCCTGACGCCGCTGTTCGGCATCGCCTTCGGCGTGTTGTTCCTCGGCGAGCGGCTGACGACAAGCTTCGTCGTCGCCGCCATCTGGGTGGCGACCGGCATCGTGCTGGTCAACCTGCCGGCAGCAGGCAG